GATTGCTGCCTATTTGATTGAAAAAGAAAAGAATGAAATGTTGCCGTTAGGCAAGAAGTATTCTGATACGGTCATTCTTTGTCCTGTTGAGGAGCGGTAAAGTACGGTATAGGACAAGGGGAGAAAAACATCAATACAGAAAAGGAGAGTGAGAGTGGATGGTATGTCCTGTAATGACAGCTAAAGAGGTAGCAATGATTATGGATTGCTCCGAACGGTATGGGTACGACATCATTAAAAGGCTGAATGACGAACTGATAGCTAAAGGATTTATAGTCCGTCCCGGGAGAGTATCGAGAAAATATTTTTATGAGCGGACTGGGTTAGAGACACTCGAAGAGGAAAGGAGGGACAGCCAATGAGGGCTAAGACATTTGCAGAGCACCGGATCCGTCAGTACCTAGAGGCGGTTTACCCGGCTTGGATGCCTGCGTAAATTTCACCGGATTGCATGAAGCCATAGTAACTGATGTAAGCGGAGACAAGATCCGCGTGATCTACGAGGGAGGACAGGTGTATGAGACAGAGGCGTGACGAGGAGGAACCTCCCCTGATGACAGCAGCGAGATGGATCATCATAGCATCCTTCTGGATGTTTGGGATGGTGGTGGCTGCGGCAGTGATCATGATGTGGATATTGGGGGCGTGGTGAAGGGAGGAGAGCAATGAGCAGACGTATGAACGGAACCATCCGTGCAGCTATATCGCTGGGTATCAATCCTTATGGATGGGGTAACGGAAAGGCAAGAAAAAGGCCGAGGGAGCAGCGAACTCCGGTCGGCAGATGGAAAATAACACTATAGATATCATAGCACAAGTGAAAGGGGATTGTAAAGATGGCAAATTTATCTAATATCCAAATGAATAATGTACCTATGGACCTGTTCATTAAAGGTCAGATGGCGGTAGAAAAAATCAATGCAGTACAGGAGTACGTCAATTCCGCTAAGTACACAGATGATAATGTCATATTCAGCATTCTTGGGGTAAAAAAGAAAGAACAGCAGGAGGCAGGTAATGATGCATCCATACCGTTGTGATTCCTGTGGCCGTTTTCTTGATCCTGAACAGTGGAGAGAGTGTGATAAGTGCCGTAACAAGGACAGAGAATGGGCCAGAAAGCATTCCGGGGAGGTGAAACATGAAACTGGAACACAAGACGATTGATGGTACAGCAATGGTATCATATCTCCGTGATCGGCAATGCAATTTGAAGATAGGCAGCCCTGCAAGGGAGGAACTGGAAAAGGCAGTTGTCTATATAGTTGGAACACTTATGAGGGAGGATGAAGATGGAGAATCTTGATTTATATGAAAGCGTCCGTTCTGTCCCTGACAATGCCAAGAAGACCATTAAAGGAGGTCGTACCAGCGGTATGACCGATATCAACCCTATGTGGCGCATAAAAGTACTGACCGAGCAGTTCGGGCCATGTGGGATAGGATGGTACTATATTCCGACACGGAAGTGGTCAGAAACATCAGGGAATGAGATAGCGGCTTTTGTGGATATCGAATTATATATAAAGGTTGGTGGAGAGTGGTCCAAACCAATCCCAGGTAACGGTGGCAGCATGTTTGCTGCAAAGGAAAAGTCTGGGATCTATGTATCTGACGAATGCTATAAGATGGCAACCACAGATGCTATATCGGTAGCGTGTAAGCAGCTTGGAATTGGTGCAGATGTGTACTGGGAAGCTGACCGGACTAAATACAATAGGGAAGAAAATCCTGATCTGATTACCAAATCGGAGGTTAACGAAATATTTCTGGAATTGAAACGGACTGGAATCGGAATAAAGAATGTCTTGTTAAAGTATGGATTAACGGATATCCATTGCATGACGAAGATCCAAGCTAAAGAAACAATCAATAAGCTGAACCGGAAGCCAGATAAAGAAAACGCAACCGCACCACCAGATGACATGCAGGAAGGTGGACTTCCTTGGAATGATCCAAAGGAGTGATGATTGATGGAGAGCAAAGGGACCCTAAAGGATATCGCCCGTAACTGGGATACAGGAAAATTCCTGCTGACCTTTGAGATGGACCAGGACATATCGGAACAACTGGAAGGTATACGTGGGAAACTGCTCAACATAGTAGCAAAGCAGTATCGCAAAAAACGCAGCTTGGATGCAAATAGTTATTATTGGCAGCTATTGACCAAACTGGCTGAGGCATCCGGTATATCCAAGAACCGGGCACACAACCTTATGCTCCGCCGATATGGTCAGCTGGAAGAAATGGACGGACATTTGATATATGTTGTGGTGCCGGATGATGATAAGGGAGCAGACAGGTCACTGGAGGCTGAAACCTACCATATCAAACCTACCACAGAGGTAAAGGTTGCTGCTGATGGTACACAATTTCGAACTTACATAATGCTACGCGGTTCCAGCACTTACAACACTTCTGAAATGAGTAAACTTATTGACGGACTTATATCAGAATGCCGTGATCTGGGGATAGAGACACTTCCTCCTCAGGAGATCCAACGGATGATGCAGATGTATGATCAGAACTGTAGGAAGAGGGGGCAGGATGGCTAAGAGATTATGGAGTGTATTTACCGAGGACATGGATCATTGCTATTTTTCTGGCAGTCCATATGTGGAGCGGCATCATATTTTTGAGGGCCGGCAAGGATACAAGGAGAAATCAGAAAATCGGGGGTTTGTGATTCCACTTCGGTATGATCTGCATCCGAATGGGGCCAGTTTTAAGGCCACGCCGGAGAACCAGCAGATTGATGACAAGCTTAAGCGGATGGCCCAAGAATACTATGAAGCGCATTATGGCAGCCGGGAACAATTCCGGCAGGAGTTTGGACGTAATTATTTAGATTAAAGGTATCAACGCCATATAGGCTGATACATACAACGGTAAATATTATTGGTCAGATTGCGATATGTCACGGTATACTTTCTGATCACGGCCGGGACCTATCAAACCTCCTTTACCCGGCCCGAAAGGAGGGATTGAATTGAGATACATAAAAAACTTAGGAATTATCCAAAGCGCTGTTTATAATGCTCTGGGCGTAGGCAGGGAAAACGCCATAAGCAGGGCAGAACTCAGCAGGATAACAGGATATAGAGACAGGCGCATACGCGAAGCAATAGAAGCGCTGCGCTACGACAAGGTGATCCTTAACCTGGATAATGGAGATGGCTATTACATTCCTGATTCAACCCCGCAGGGGCGTCAGGAAGCGGCTGTATGGCTTGCGAAGCAGGACAGGCGCATGAGGTCCATGAAATACTCCACAAGAGGCGCCAGGAGGTTTGTGGCTCATGACAAGAAAAGAGATATGCCAGGGCAGATCAACATGTTTGGCGCGGGAGGTATTTGATGGGAAGGTCTCAAAGAGAAAAAGGTAAGCGAGGGGAACGAGAACTTGCCCGGCTGCTGAAGGAATATGGATATGACTGCCGGAGAGGGCAGCAGTATTGCGGAGCCAGCGGAGATGCCGATGTAGTAGGTCTGCCGGGCATACACATCGAATGCAAGAGAGTGGAGCGTCTAAACCTGGAGGCTGCTATGGACCAGTCTGTAAATGATGCGGAAGCTGAAATGCTCCCTTTTAACGATGAAATTCTTCCGGCTGTATTCCACCGCCGCAACCGTGGCGGATGGATGGTAACAATGCGCCTGGAGGACTGGATCAAGCAGTATAGAGAATGGGATTCAGGAAGGATGCTGGAAAGGTAGGTGATGGCCTACATGGATGTAAATTATCTGGCAGAGATCATAGCCTTTGAACGATGGCTCGAAACTAACTACTTACCGATCCCGTCACAGTTGTTATGGTACAAGATGATGAACCTATTCAACCGGAGCGGGTGGAGCGAGTGGGTTATAGTAGATAACCTGAGATTGATGGCAGCCATGTCAATGGGTCGAGAAGCCACATTTATAAAGGCGAGGGACGAACTCATAAAGGCTGGCCGGATCGTCTACCAAAAGGGCAGAAAAGGAAGCCCCAACAAATATAAGATGGTATATTTCACTTTCAAAAGCGTAGTACAAAACGAAGTATATCAAGTAGTACAAAACGAAGTATTTCCAGTAGTAGAAAGCGAAGTACAAAGCGCAGACATATTTAAACATAAACAAAAACAAAACAATAAATGGCAGCCACTACCACTCCAATCGCGATTGCCACGGCCAGGATAATCCATGTGACCGGATTTGCCAGCAAGGTTGTCAGGGAGCCGTTCGCAATCTGTATTGCAAGATTCATGATCCCGAAAGCTGCTGCTGCATAAAGAATTGCTGCTGCAACTCCGTAAAATATCGGTCCTATCGTGTCCCAATGCTCATTGATAAAAGATGCCCCCTGGCCAATAGCCTGAATGATTGGCCAGAACGTTTGCAGCAACGTATTTTGTACAGTTGTAATTACCTGTCCGAATGTCATGGGCATTGAGTTGAATTTTTCATTTGTCTCCTGTGCCATATTCAGGAGGGAAGCTTTCACCACCTGGGCTGATACAGCGCCCTTCTCTGCATATTTCTTAATCGATCCTTCTGCCCATCCCATGTTCTTTTCTATGGTCCTGGCGATTCCCGGGGCTGCATCAAGGATGGAGTTTAATTCCTCGCCCCTTAGTGCACCCGCTGCCATTGCTTGGGACAGCTGCACCATAGCATTAGACTGTTCCTGCGCTGATGCACCGCCAATGACAAACTGCTTATTGACCTGTTCCATGAAGGCGATCAGTTCATCATTTGTCTCAAATGCATTCCCTGCATTCAATCCCATCTTTGCAATTGCTCCCGCCGTATCCATAATTGGCGCTCTTGCTCTCTGGGCAGATGCAAATATCTTCTGCGTCAGCTGGTCTGTGGACTGCAGCCCATCATTCATAAGATTCAGCCTGGCTGTCGTCTGTGTGACGCTATCAGAAAGAGCGATAACCTTCTGCACGCTGAATGCAGCAGCCATGCTCATCGCAATTCCCTTTATCTTTGACTCAAGTCCAGATGCTGCTCCTGCTCCTTTGTTCACTGATCGATTAAACTGATCCTGCGCGGTCAGATTGTCACGGATGTTCCTCTCAGCTGAATCCAGAAGGATATTCAGTTTCTGGTAACCAGCATTGACACCCGTAATATCCATACGGGCTGCCGCTTGACTTACTTCAGTCTGAGCAGCCTCAATCTGCACCAGTTTTCCTCTCATGGATTCCAATTCACTGTTCGTCCGTTCCGTCCTCAGATTTATGGGGATATTGCTAAGCTGCTTTATCTTATTCTGCAGGCCCTGCATCCGGTTTGATGTTGCCGCCACATCATTCAGCATCCCTGGCGGTATGACCTTCATCCTCCTCGCCTGCGCAGAAATTGCCTGCTGGCTCTTATACAGCTGCTGTGCCATCTGGTCTGCCGCCTGAAATTCAGCTGAAAAACGGTCTGCGCCTGTATTCATAAAAACAGGCTGCGTAGCCACGCTGTCCCATTTCGGTGGTTCCGGAGGCGGAGGGGGTGGGGTATTCTGGGCGCGATCCAGTTCTTCCCTGTATTGGGCTACATCGGCAGATGCCTGGACGATCTCCTGTCTCGCTGCATTCCAAGCTGCGGCATTTACCCCCTGATCTACGGCCGTCTGCGTAGTTTCACATGTCGCCAACATGGTTGACATCGCTCTTGTGATACTGTCTAATGTTGCCGTCATCCGGTCCTGCAGCTGGATGGATGCCTGTATTCCTGCCATATGATCACACTCCCTTCCCAATATTTATAGAAAATAATTTTTAGTATAGCAAAAGCACCTAGATTTCTCCAGGTGCTTCATGATCAATCAAACCCTATTGCGCCGTATCCTTTGCTATTTCATCTTTAACCTTGCTACACTCATCATTGAAATCACTACTATATGTAGAAAACTTGCTAGCATCATATGTACTTGAGGGATCATTGGGCTCGGGCTTTTTCTCTTTGATATTATCATATAGGTTGTTCATTTCTGGATATAACTTCTCTGTCCAAATATATTTTAATTCTTTATATCTATCAGTATCATCCAGACCTGTTATAAAATCATTATACTCTTCCCCTTTTTCATAGTATTATCTAATTTATGCAGCGTATAATCCAAATCAAGTTCTCCACCAACTGCGTTTTTACCTCTGCCGATGTACGATGAGATATCACAAAAGCCCTCATTCCACACATTCAGGGTAAGCCAATTACCAATCTCAAATAATTTCTTTGTGATTTCCTGATCTTCACTTATGACCGCTCCCTTACTTGATTGAGCAGTTTCAAGTGCTTTTGAAACCTCCTCCACAAGTCCTCCAGTCGTATTTGTTTCTGTTTCTGCCTTTCCTCCACAAGCCACCAGCAGAATTGAGAAGCCCAATAATAAAGTCACTGCAATCTTTTTCATTTTTAATATCCTCCTCATCTAAATGAAGATATTATAGCACACTACCACTCCAAATTCTATCGTTTTTGCTTCACCTTCTTTAATCTCTGTGCTTCCTTCTTATCCTTTTCCAATTTTTTCTGTACTGCTGCTATCACATAGGCCTGTTCCTGGATATCCAACCCCAGGAACTCATGTGGCCATTTGTGGAGTTTATGGAGGCAATAGTAGGCTACATTCGCCTCCACATCGCCCCCTTCAATTAGTTTTTTGCTTCATCCACCTTTTCAGAAAAAGGCTGGTCAAACCCGTGATAAGCCTGCACCTGACTCATAAAAGAGTTGTACTCCCCCGGATCATCAATCATCTCTACGATCAACTGCTCTGCACCCATAACACCGTAAGAGTCCTGCAGCTCCTTGTCATTCAGGTTTGGGTATACTACGCATGCAGCTGCCATTTTGGCCAGATAACGGTTGGCGTTAAACTTTGGCCGGAACATCCCCGGCTTGCCGGTCACCTGCACATCCACGGTACAGTCATCACGTAACGCATTATCTTCTTTAGTCGTCAGTGGCCGGATTTCCCATAACAACGGCTTACCATTTTCATCCAAAAATGATGCCGTTGCTGCAATCTTCAGGTTGTCTTTGGTCTTCTTATTCTTCTTTAAAAATCTGCTTAAATCTCCCATATCTTTTTATCCTCTCTTTCTTACTGCATCCCCTGTAAATGGCTGAACTGCTCCGGCATCTCCCAATCCTCGAAAGTGAAGTCAAGGTCCTCGTCCAGATACTCCGCGTCTGCATCAAACTTTGCCAGGATCCCTCCATCCACATTACAATCCTTCAGGATGATGGTCTGGCGTCCCACACTAGAGGTCGGATCCTCATTGCTTATCTGAATATCAAAATAGATATCTTCCCCTGTTTCCTTATACCGGTAAAGCAGTTCTCGGAAGATGCTGGTGTTGTAGTGGAAAGTGGCTGATCCGCTGCCTTTCCACCCGGTTGTCTTATTCCCCTTTCCCGTCCTTCCCAGGATCGGTATCTCGGACTTTGTCTTCTCAATGCTGGCCTCCAGATTGATCGCCTGCATGAAATTATAGCGGTTCCCTTCAATCGTGATGAAGCATTCCGCCAGGGATGCGCTTACCGCATCTTTTGCATTCATTGACTGCATATATATGTCTCCTTTCTCAGCTTACCACCACTGTCATATATAATTGTGACATACAGTTGATCGGTGTTACCGGGCAGTTTACCACCACAGCCCTCTTGCTTTCCCCGGGCCCTACTGTGATATCCTTTGCCTCCACCGCCTCGATCGCACGCAGCCTTGCCAACTCCTTATTATATGTCACAATATCATTCCACAGGCTTACCCGCCCTGCATCATCATTCGGCATAATTCCCAGGTATTTGGTATTAAACATGGATGCGATGTCATTGCCGATCTGGTCCAGTACACGCACCGTCTGGTTACTGGAAAAATCCTTACCTTTGTCCTCAGTAAAAGTTGTCAGTGTATTGATATCCATCAGGACGCGCACATCATCGCCAACACGATGGAACATGAATTTTCCGGATTGCACACCCGCTGCCAACTGCCCCTGAGTGTGATCCACATCCACGTTAAGTTCCCCATTATACACACGGTTCTCATTCGTCTTATTGACTGCACAGGCCGCCTGGGCCCCTGTTGTCCAATACACCAGCCCCTGCTCCAGTTCCGCAGCCTTGTTCTCTACGGATATGATGCCTTCATAGTCTGCATCGTTCTTCCGGTACATGACTGTCTGGAATTTCACCCCAGCTTCATCACGCATCCTCTTGGTGTATTCTACGAACACCGACTTGACTGCTTCATCCATGGACGGGCAGCATAGTGTCTGGAATGCATAAGTCTCCATCCTGGCCAGAAACTGTGCGTAGTCCTCGCCGGTCACTGCATCGCCATTGGTTCCGCCGGTGAAGGGGACTCCGGCTGTCGCTGCCAGTGTTGCATCCTTTTTAAATACCACATAAAGATTATCCTTTAGATCAGCCGCCGAAGAAACGGTCTGTCGGTCCACTTCTTTCATATCCAGTAGCGTCTTGACATCATATTTTGCGCTGTCGTTTACATTGGCACTGACAACCAGTGTCAGGTCTTTCCCCCGTATACCGCTGTACCTGGCTTCACCATAATCACAGGATGCCTTAATGCCGCCGTTCAGCCGGTAGAAGATTCCTTTTGTAAGATTCTTAAACAACTCCCTAATCTGCCACATCTGCGGAGCATCTGCCGGATAGCCGAATATCTCCTGGCATCTCTCCTGGTAATCCTGCGCGGTTACCACAAATGCCTCCTTTTCTGGTCCCCAACCAAACTCCAGAGGAATGGCCGCTGTTCCACGCTCCGAAAGCACCGCCACACTGCTGGCAGCACTTACGAAATTGATATAGGCTCCGGGGAGTACTTTATTTTGTGATATAAAACTTCCGCCTCCTAACATCTATCTCACCTTTCCTTTCATAAACTTCTCGATCGCCGCATCCACTTCTGACAGTGAATACTCCCTGTCATCTTCCAGCAGAGCACTTACCAGATCTCTCTTACCCTGATAGCACTCTGCCTGCAGCAGTTCCTGTTTCTTGAATTTTCTCTCTTCCTGTCTTACTGTCTTCAATCCTCGGACCTCCTTAATTCAGTATTGGCCTGCAGCCTTCCATTGGCTCCCTCTCGGGCTTCATTTTAAGAACAAACATGTTAAAACTGACAAAAAAGGACAGCACCTTTCCTTCCATATCCAGCCGTACACTCCGTCCAGTCCCCCGCAAAAGGCTCCCGTCCGATCGGGTGATATACTCCATCCCATCCATGAGGATCTCCGCCGCACGGTTCAGTTCCCTGGACAGCTGAGGAATATCCCCGGCCATATACTGGATGCACATGTCCGTTTGTCGGTAATACCGTTGGCCAATCATTGGCTTCTCAGACGGCTCCAGGAACTGCACAAAAAAGCAAGGCTCCTTTAGGCCCTGCTCTACTGCATCCGTATAGATTTCATAACCATCACCAAATAACTCGTTCAAACGTCTGGTGACAGCATCCATGATATCGTTAAGCATCAAATACCTCCCGTAGCTTGCTTTCCAGTTTCTTCTCTATCAATTTGGGAGCCAGAGCCTTGATCTCCTTTTCTGATATAGTCAGCATGAACTTCCCGGGGACCCAGGCTTTTTTTGCACTTACGCCTAAAGCTGGGATATAGCGCCCTGGCGTCTGCCGGTGGCCATATTCCACGTAGGAGGCATATTCTGTTGGGTTAATGATCTCGACCTGATAGCTGTCTCCTATCTTCTGGATATCTCCCACAGTCCAACCACGTCTCAAAGTTCCACCTACATATCCGGCCCAGTATTTTTGTATGATGGCTCCATTCCTTGACAGAAAAGCTTTCGATTTTCCATCGGAGCCTTTTACCTTTACCATCTTTGGGCCATCCAGCTTAGGTGCTTTTCCTACCGGCGTCCGCTTTGTCACCTTCCTCAGCAGACGGGCTGCCAGTTCCTGGGTACACTCCCGGTTAAAGCCCTCCCGTTCTGCTTCCAGACGCGCTATCTGCTTCTGCAGCTTTTCCAAATCCTCAAAATCAAAGCTTCCACCTTTTGCCATTACGCATACTCCCTCCACAATTCCAACAGGATCTCCTGGTGGGAGGAATAGACCGCAGCCTGGCCACTCTGATCATAGTTCTCTGTACGCCCCTGCTGGGTGACCTCAATCCTACTGCCTGGAGGGATGACCGGTTCCGGGGCCAGGAACAGCTTGATGGTCTGAATCACGGCTGTGACCGTACTGCTCCCAGCTGCCGGTGTCGTACTGGAATAAGACAGATGACAGGGGATCCCCTCCTGCACCAGCACTTCCTCCTGGCGTGTCACCTTCGTATCCGGGTCCTTCACGGACCTCATTCCATAAATCCTGCATGTACCATCATAAGTGGCCTCTATGGCCTTCCTGTGCATTTTCCGGGCCTGTTTGATCACATCATTTACCATTACCACACCAGCTTTCTATACCGGTTAAGCCGCCCCTGGTAATCCTTAAGGATTCCGCCCGTAAGTGCATCCGCCGCACTAGTAAAGCTGGTAGAGGTATCTCCTTCGGAAATAGATGCCACTGTAACTGGTGCATCCGCATCTCCCGGACGGTCATACCGGTACAGATCTATGGCCATCCGGTATGCTGTATGGGCCAGTCCAGATGGGAGCTCGTCCAGATTACAGTAATTACGTATCGTCTCCTCCACATCATCCATCACAAACTGCAGGAGGATATCCTGGGAGGCATCCTCTTTTGGGATCCCCAACAGTCCTTTCAGTCTCTCCAGCTCCATACCATTATCCTCTGGAAATGATCCGTGCGATCGGAATTGCTTTGTGATCGATCACCTTCAAAGCAGATCCGGTCCCGCCGTTATTTACAAGCGTCCAGTTTGCACCGTTGGCCAATTCTTCATTGGTCGGAGAGAGGGATGCCTGGGATTTCTTTGTATAAGAGATTCCGTATGGTGCATAGCAGGCGCGGTCCCTGGTATAGAGCGTGGTCTCCCCTCCGTTTGTCTTCGGATCACGCTGCATCTCGTTGGGAACCTCCGCACCAATTTTCTCAAAGTCAATGGCGCCATCCCCCAGGACATAGGTTGTAAACTTATCATAGGCCGGTGCCGCTGCCACATAACCGTCCTGTCCTGCCGTTCCGCTTTCTTCCACTGCTTCTACGTGCTCTACCGGCATTGAATCATCCACAATAACGGCCCTGCCATTCCACGTCCCGATTGACAGGTCACGCTGGATACCGTCTGCATCCGTGTACTTCATGTAGGACAGAAGACGCAGGTTCTCCAGGCTGGTCGCCACTGTGGAATGCATGATCGCGATGGTGAACTTGGATTTATTGTCGCCGGATGCTTTCTGAATCGCCGTGTTAAGGGTTGTCGGCCCCACACAGGAAAGCGCATTCCCATCTTTGTCCTCACCTGTTACGGCTGTGATATCATAGGTATGCCCATTCACAAATTCCAGGTTTTTGGCGCCGGTCATTGCAAAGATGCCCTTCAGCACGGACAGCAGCACATCCTGGTATACATCATCCCACCAGCCGGATACCTGGGCTGCCACATTGTCCATGAAGTCAGTCCCGCCCGTAATATCCGTGGAGAAATCGTCCTCAGTCCAGGCCTTGGAACGTCCCCACACGACCACGCTGCGTTCAAAGGTCGTGGTTCTCTCGGATGTAATGTCGGTCTTGCCATCATAATTAAGGGCATTCCCCTCCAGCAGCCCCTTCATGGGCAGTGTGGCGTAGGACGTGCCTGTCTGCGAACTGAACGCCTGCCGGATCTGCTCATTGCCGGTCAGGGCCCTGGACTTGATCAGTTCATTCTTCTTTGTCTTCGGAATGCGGTCCACATATCTGCCGAACGCCTCCGGGTTAAATGTCTTCTCATTAAATTTTGCCATGTCTTATCATCCTTTCTTTTTACTCAATTGTTGCCCCTGGGTTTGCTTCCAGGTAAGCGCACATCTCACTGTAGGTCATTTCCGATGGCTTTTTATCCGCCGGAGGGGTCCCTTTGCCTTCAGCAGGCTTCCCGCCTTTGATCTGCTGCTGAGGCGTCTTTTCTTCCTTGAACAGGAAGGCCTTTTCCTTCTTAAGTGCTTTCATCTGCTCATCCAAACCAGTGATCTTTCCATCATCGGACATGATCAGCTTCGACTTATCAAACAACCCAGCCACAAGGTCTGCGTCCTGAGCGGAATCACCAAGTGCCAGTTTGATGGCAGTGGACAGTTTCAGATCCTTCATAGCTGCCTCATATTTTTCCTTTGTAGCCTGATTGTCGGACTGCAAGGAGATGATCTGCTGCTTCAGCGCTTCCATATCACCTGTAGAGTTTTTAAGGGTTTCCAGCTGTGTATCCCTTTCCTGGATCTGCATATTAGCCGCATCCAGCTGCTGTTTTAGTGAGTCATAATCCGCCTTGGCTGCATTTACATCATTTCCGTTTTCAGCCATGATCTTATCAATAGCCTCTTTCTCTAAGCCCAGGTCTTCTAAAACTTCCGTTTCATTTTACTCTCTCCTCTACGATTTTTTACGTGGTCTCACCACATGAGCCGGCCGTTTTACGTCTAACCGGGCTGACAAAAGGGTATAAAAATAACACCCAGGATAATCCTGCGTGTTTATTCCTCAATCCGATCCATTCCATACTCCACTGCACACATGTGCTCGATCTTACATCCTCTGAACTCATTCCATCCAGGCGCAAAATAGGCAACATCAGCAGTGGCCAGATCCTTGATGCTTCTTGCCAGATATTCTAATGGCTTTGTACCTTCAGGGAAATCCATATAGAAAGTATCAATTACTTCCACTTCTTCTCCTAAATACTCTTTGGCTGACCGGACGGCCTTTTCTCTCTCCGCAAGGATCTGCTCATCTGTCTTGCCTCTCATTGGCTGCGAAATAAATAATCTCTTCATTTTCTCCTCTCTTTCCATTGCGATATTGCAACAATAAAATACCACCGGCCATTACTGACTGGTGGCATTACTTCTTCTTTAATTCTGCTATTTCACTGCGTAACTTTTTCTTCCATTCTTCTACCGGAAGCGGATTCATTAGTTCCACAGATGCCGCTTTTCCAGTTAATTCATAGAACTCTTTTCGGAGAACCGTCAATTCCTGATCGCCTTTAATTTCATCTAGGTATTTTTCACTAAACATTATCTACCCCCATCATTTTCATAAATGCATCATACAACTCCGGTAATTCTTCCTGGATGAATACCACACTTTCATCATCACCCCTATACAGAACGGTAAATGTATCAGCAAATACTTCCAATTCCTTATTTCCCAGCTGTTGTATATACTCAATATCATGATATGAAATGCCAGTAATTTCATTATGCGTTATTGAAGCAATAATATCACTGATGAGATCATTATACTCCATTCTGCCTCCTGGAGCAAGGATAGACTGGTAATACGCCTTGTTCTCTATGAGTCTGTCAGATATCTCAACTAATACAGTTGAAAAGGAAGGATTCATAGGACTTCCAATCTCATTATGGTCAATCCTATGAGCAATCTCGTGTACCGTGATTTCATCCTGATTATAGTTTTCATACTGGGAATGTTTTGGATTTATAACCACTGCATCCTTGTCTGGTTCATATGCAAAAGCGTCTTCTGCCGTCTCATCAATAATGGAAAATTCGCCCTTTGTATACTCATCAAAAAGATGCACCATTCTCTCTGGTGTATCCCCCGATGCTTTCTAAAATCACCCGATGATATATAGTTCTCTTGTGACTCTGTTTTTGGTGCTTTCACTTTGGGCTTACTATTAACATATTTTCCTTCCCACTCCCGGTACTTCATATCCGCCGGCACATAATATGTCTTCCCAGCGCTGTCCCTGGCTGCCCGCTGTTCTCCTTCCGTAAACTCCTCATCAAAGCAGGGTACTGTGGTGGATCTACAATTAGGATGAAAAGGCGGCGCCGTCACACCCACCTCATATTCCTTCATGTCAAATACCTTCCCATCCAGGTCACGGCAGATCTGTGAGGTCAGGTTATCCAATGTAGCCAGGATCTCGTACTTCTCCACTCCCAGGTCCTTCAGGCAGTCCTTTTGAGCCACTGATGAGATGGCTGCTGATTCCGTCATGATAAGACGGCCTGCCTGGCTCCTGCTTACATCCATGGTCTTTGAAAGGCTGTCTATGGCCTTCTGTGGTGAAGATCCACGGATGATGTTCTGCGTCAATTCTGTGTGGAGGTTCCTGACTAGCTTATCCTTATTCGTCCATATACGGTCAGAAAAGTTAGCTCCATCCTGTGCCCAGGGGTGCTTAATTATGGCCTCCACCTTCCTGCTATCCATCTGCGCAAGGTTCGTTCCAGCGCCCGTTCCCTTGGCAATCTCAAAGGCCGTATGATAATACTGCTGCCCATAAGCCTTATGCAGATAGTCCGTCATCCCGCCCTCAAACTCCGTTGACAACAGTTCTGCGTGCTGCTGCATCTGGATCTTCATGGCATCCAGATAAGAGATATGATGACGGGCAGATGCATTTTCCAGTTCCTTCATCCAGCGCTGATCAATGGCATTTTCCTTCCCTGCCTTTATGTAATCCTCAACCGTCCATTTGAACTCGTCCAGTTCATTCTTCTTGAGCAGCTTTTTGGCACCGGCATAGCTGATATCATTGTTATCTGCCAGACGCTGGTACCACCGGCTTATGTCCATCTGGATGCTGTTTGTGGCTCTTGCATACTGTCTCTGTACATCCTTGTAATATGCGGCGCTGTGCTGATACTGGTCATCTTCCAGAGCGGCCATACGCTGCTTCCAATAATGTTTATTCCGGGGTTTTTCCTTTGCCATCTATATCGCCGCCTTCCGGATCCTCCTGCCCAAACGCCTGTTGATATGGATCCATCTGTTCCATCTTTTTCTGCTCCTCTTCCTCCAACATATCCATAGCCTCCTCCACATCATCAACCCACGGGTGCTTTTGGAGGATCAGCTTTGTCGGGAGCAGCCCCACAGACTTTATGCAGTTATCGATCAGTTCTGTCTCATTCACCAGGATATTTCGGTTGAAGACAATCTCCACTTCCTCCTGCTCAAAATCCCCTTGGCCGATGCTGGACAGATACTGGTCCACAAACCACAGCAGATCCTCAAAGGCTGCCTGATACTCTGTCTCCATGTCCTGGGCATCCAGTTCTATATCCTGATAGATGGTCTGTATATGCATCTGGTTGGCGTCCCCAGTCAGCCTGGCATCCTTGGCGTCATAGGTCTTGCAGTTCTCGATCAACGCCTGTTTGAATATCTCCAAAATGGCCCTGTAGTTCTCTGCATTGATCTCCACAGTCAAGGACCGGACATCACCTCCGGCACCACTGCCGTCATTGCGTACCTTGACCGCTCCGTACTGACTGAGGTTTTTCCGAAAATCTCCCAGGCTGGTGCCGTCATAATTGACGATGATCAGGATCGTGTTCCTGGCATCCTCACACATGTTATTTTCAAATGTACTCACCATCAGGTTGATCCCGTCCTGCAGGCTTTTACAGCACTTGATCAGCGGTATCTCATGGGCATTGCGCTTAAAGGCGATGAGCGGGACCCTTTCCCAGTTGTACGGCACTTCCTTGTGCTGCCCGTCCGGATCATGCTGTTCCACCAGATAATGGGCGCCGCTTGGATGCAGGCTATCCGGGATCAGGCGGCTGCCATCCAACTGGTAACGGTCCACCCATTCTGGGAGTACAGTTCAAAGAACTCATATGTCTTTTCGGTCTCTCCCTCATATCCATCCAACTGATACAGCCGGCCGAAGCAGTCCAGCTCCGTGTGTTCCTCATCTGCAGAAAGGGATGATCTCATAGTTATTAAACCGCTTAAACATCAACTGTCCCTGTTCATTGTAATATGGATACAGATAACCGATGCCGCCATTAATGGAATCCCCTGCTACACGTTTGAGGGAACGTAGGAACTTCTTATCAAGGATAAACTTAAGCGCCTTTGTATACTGGTCATTCTCTGACGTAATGGTGAATGGCTTTGATAGGAGATAATTCTTTTTCTGGTCCACTGCCTTCTGGTACTGGTTATCCACGATCCGGTTATCCGGCAGGTTCCTTGCCGGCTCCAGCTCCCCTTTCTCATTGATGATCTTCCTCGGTGTATGGAGGATATCATGGTCCCCTTGATAATACCGCTCCGCCAGGATCATATCCCTGCGGATGGGTGACTGCTTCCACTTCTGTATTTCCTTTTCCAGGAAACGGATGTCATCCATCCGCGTTCTGGCCCCAGCATTTACTATAGCATTGATGCGCCGTGTTTCACTCCCGTAATCTATCATCACTATCACCTTCTTTCATTGATTAATTATCCCCCTGGTTTTATACTTTAAATACAGGCCTTGCGCCAAGTACGAAAGAAAGGAGATCTTAATATGTCACATAGATTCTGTCAGACTATTACCGGTTACTGCCCTCTCATTGATGCAGAAAGAAGCATAGAAGCAACTTATACAGAAATACCCATCATGAATGCCAAGTTGCCCACTTATAAGGTTTCCGGTTATGACTGTAATGATTATGAAGAATGTCAAGAGCGATATTGCCCTATCGCTCAAGAACATGCAACCCTCTAAATTGTATTTGACCAAAAATCCATCTTCATCCCCGACTTTTCGGTTAGGACACTGAAGTTAACAGGTGGACATGATTTACATGTATGAACCCTATTGCAACTATTACATGGGATCTGTTCACCTGCTACTCTTCCGTTCAAAAAATCCTGATACAGGCAGGATAGCCAATGTGCTGTACATTGCCACATTTCATTTTCTTCCATATGGATCCTCCTCTTAATCAAAACTGAATGCATCCCCGGCCCCTATCTTCTCAGCAACGCCTGTTGTGGCATCTGGAGCATCATCGTGCTTGTTCTTACCTTCCCGCTGGTACTTGATCATGGCGTTATGGTACTCTGGCCAGCGGTTCTTCCAGTCCTCCGGGTAGTATACGTGCTGCATCACCCATGCGGAATTGGAATAGATCCGGGCCTGCTTATTCTTTGTCTGCGCGAACCATCGTATGACAGTACGGTTGCTGCCCAAGATCTCCTTAAGAACCCGCTCTATGCTGCGTGCAAAACTCCGCCCTCCGTTGTTGGATTCAATATCTGCTACATTGACTTGCCCTTCCAGCAGCATCCTGGCCGTGGCCGGTTCCGTAACCTCCATAGGATCCTTGGTGTATAAGACATCCAGTATATAGGCCTCGTTGGCAAAGGTCACACCATAGTTAATGCTGCACAGATAATCTTCACCGGTATCTGCGGTGTCCGTGTAATTCCTGATCTCCTTGAACTGTGGCAGCTCCCCTGAATAGGTCTTGAAGCTGGTGTACAGTCTGCCCTTAAGATCAATCGGCTCCTGCTGATAGTTGGCTGATGCTATATCGGCTCCCATTGCCTTGATCTTGGCCTCGTAGGACTTCCGCGATAAAACCTCCGGGCACAGCATGGTCCCGTCATCCCGCAGGGCCTTCATGGAAATGTGACGTACCTTTGCCCCGGCCTCCCTGAAATGTTCCAGGGCTCGGCCTGCAAGGTCATCACTGGCCCACCGGGTCATAATGATGATGATCTTCCCGCCTTCCTCCAGACGGGACAGCATTGTGTCCGTGAACCAAGTCCAGTGCTTCTCCTTGGTCAGTTCATTGTTGGCCTCCTCGGCGTTTTTGATTAGGTCGTCAATGATAAGCAGTGATGCCCCAAAGCCAGTGGCTGTGCCTGTTGGGGATGTGGCCAGGTAGTTATTGTAGCCGCTCTCCAGGCTCCACAGGTTCATGGCGCCGTCACCGCGCTTGATCCGGACGCCGGGAAAGATATCTGAGAATATAATCCGGTTCTCATCGGCCTTTTCCTCCATGATATCGTTTCGGACGTTTTTGGAGAACATTGTGGATAATGTCTCATTGTAAGAACCGGTCATGACCTTAGCTGTCTGATCATTGCCCAGTACCCATTCCACAAATAAGCCTGCAGTCCTTGACTTTCCGTGGCGCGGAGGAAGATTCAATACCATTACTTCATCATCAGACTCCATAAACTCCTGAAAGTCTGTGCAGAGATCAACCAGATACTTCCGATCCTCTCTGTAGAAGCCTGGCGCTTTCAAATGGCAATAAAAAAAGAACTCGCGTCTAGCAAGTTCTATTTTGGCTCCCTGGATTGCCAGTTCATGTCTATCCACCATGGATCAGCTTCTTCAGTTCTTCGGTTGTAAGGCTGGCGTAAGGATTGTTGGTCCTTACCTCACCGGACAGCTCCATTTTATCCTTAAACATGCCCAGATGGCGCCCTAGGAGTTCCAGTGCCCTCACCCGGTCATATGTCTCAACATTGATCCCAAACTTAGTCTCCTTAATTGCAGCGATGGCCATCCGCTTCTCATTTGGCAGTTCTTCCGTTGGAACGATCCGTACCACGTCCCTTGTTTGCACCTGGCCGGTATCGGGATCCACCACATATGCGTTATTCTTGATAACCGGTTCCCGTACAACCTGCGCAAAGTCGGTACCGTTCGCACTGGCAATCTTCCGCAGTTCCTCCAGTACCCAATCCTGGGTAATCTCGGTGCGCTTTTCCCGGTCCTTCATACGCTCCTGGATATATTCCGCAACCTTAGTATTTCTTAGCAACTTACTTCCGTTGACCGCCGCTGCCTCATCCTTCTTACAACTGGAATACGCCACCTTGTAAGCCCTGGTGGCATTGAGGTCAATCAGGTATTCATCTGCAAATATTTTCTGTTTTGGCGTTTAATGCCATCAGGTTCACCTTCCTTCACGGGCATAAGGAAAGGCACCCGCGTTATACGGATGCCCCTCCTGTCTTACTTATTCTGTTCCTCAATAAATTCTTTCATCATCTCTGTAATCTGGCTGGCCTGACTTACCCCGGCCTTCCTGCAGGCTTCCTCGAATTGTTCAACGATCTCCCGTTTCAATTTGAACCCCTTTGTCATGTAGCCTGCTTTCTTTTGATACTTGTCTGTCGCAATGGTTTGTGGATTAGGATTCCCTTTTATCATCACTTTCCCTCCACATCTGAAACAGCCCTATAGCTAATTTAACAACTGCAATACAAATGAAAAAAATACCTAAAAACTTAAATGCTTCCGCCATATTGATTTTATACAGATGAGTGTGTTATAATTACTTGTGTAGAGAAGGGCTTGCGCCCCTCTCCGCTACTCAAGTAGCTTTGAAATCATCAGTAGGATGATTCCTACGATTAAGTCCGTTAGCACTCCGACTGTCCAGGTCTTAAGTTTGCTATCGGGCTTTTTCTTTCGGCTTCTGCCTCTCATCTGTATCTCACCTCCTTATGTATATATCATATCATAGGGTTAACCCTATGTCAATGGTTTTATCCACATTTTACAATATTTTTTCAGGAAAGGAGGACCTCGCCAGTCTAGGTTTCACCCGACAGGGACACTGAAAAAGGCCTCCGTTTCCGGTAGGCCCAATTCTCACACTATGATTATACCATATTGACTTGTCCCCTGTGTCCCAATCTTTTTAAATTTTTCTTTGAGACAGCAGCCAGTAGAACTTTCTGCGCCTGTCATAGTATGTATTACGGCTGCACGGGATCCCCATGATCATTTCAAGATATCGGTATGAAACGTTCTCGTCAGTCACAGCTTTAAGCAAGTATTGATAGATGTCCGGATCTGTCTCCAGTGCTGTCTGCTCGATCAGTTCGCAGTTCCTGGCCAATTGCACTCTCCTGATTGCCAACTGTTGCGTGGCATCACTTCCGTTATGTGCCGTGGACATGTCCGTTATCTCTATGGATCGGACCGTGTCTGTCTTATACCTGAGCTCGTCCTTCCACTCATTGTATTGCAGGCACCAGTAGTACAGTTCTCTGAACCGGTTACCGCTGATCCCGTACTTGATATGGTTCAATGGCCTAATTTTTCCCACCGGCATCACCTCCCATCACCGCATGTCAATCTCAATATCGCATTCATCTTTCAGCACCGCCCTGATATCATCCAGCGTGTACAATCCTTTATCAAACTGCCGGTAAAACTCCAGGCAGTAGTCCACAAAGCGTTGCTCCCGGCTCTTACCATCCACCTCGCGCCGGATCAGCTGCCCGAAGTGATCCTTAAACATCAGCACCGGTATTCCAAGCATCAGAAGGAATGCCGTCTCTGCTGCATCATGGGTGGCCTCCCGTTTCATCCCCTGCATCTGGTCCCTGGAAAGATTGTATGTAGGCTGCTTTCTGTTCTGACGCTCCAAACGGCGCCTTTCTGCTCGGGTCATAATATCGTCTCACTCCCTTCGGTGGCTCCCGCAGTTCCGGATCCGGGCAAGCCACTGTATATGTATAGGCCGGCATCCTGGCGGACCAAGTGTTTGGTGGCGGCTCCTTGATGGCTGATTCTGCGGAAGCCGCTACAGCTGATAGCCGCAATACCTTATTGGCCTTGACCTGTTTACTGTCTGCTTTCTTTTTCAATCAGGCACCTCCTCTATTGACCGCCACGCCACAACCTGGTCAAACGGTATCCTCCTGGCAGTATCCCGGTAATACCATTCCTCATCATCTGTTACAAAAAAACCTATTACCTCGTCCCCGCTCGCAAGCTGTATCTGGACATCTTCCGAACATCTCTTATAATGCGGAGACCTTAATGGCACATCTTCATCTATTGGAATCCATTCCTCCATGTTTCGCCATTCCTTTCGTATCGCAAATATCAGTTTAGGCAAGTAAGCGATACCACCGAGTTTTCATTTCAGCGGGTATCTCCTGCCCCTTGTTTCGCTCTCCTGTCCAGTGTGTTCCGCCAGCTTCTCCGTCACACAAAAAGCCGCTGGCCTTCAAACTGGTTCCCGGTTCACTCTGTAAAATATAGGTGATGATCTTCCGGTACCCCATATCCTTTGCGATCCGGCAGCATGCCCCATATAACATGCTGCAAGCATTGTATGTACCGTCAGTACATAATCTATTAATTTCACAGGTCAGACCATCATCCAGGTATCGGCTCACTGGCCTACCACATACGGCACAGCCTATTATCTGTTCTCCCTCATACAGCCCGACCGAAAACTTATGGCCGACTGTAGCATTATGATGGCGGTGATACAAATTTATAAAGTCACTGGCCTGTCTGAATGTGATTGGTTTAATTTCCGTATCCCTCACTCCTTCCAGTTACGGAAAATGCTAATCTTCATTGATTCTATAACATTTCAATTTTCTATCTGCAATGTTATATTCAAAATTCACTGCAACGCCATCACAATGCCAAACTCCGACCAAAAATGGCACACCTGCCCATGTTCCTATAGTTTCGCACTTTACAATTCCGTATGATTCAATTTCCGGGCAGTGTACAGGTTTTCCAGCCATTTCTTGTAATTCATGCTGAGTAAGCGGTTCCTTATTCATTATTCTTTTCACCTCCAAATGCTAATTCTCGTGCTTTCTAATTAGCTGTTCACATTCCTCCGCTGTTAATTTACACTGACAACATTGGCAATATTCTCCCGTTGCATCACATCCATAATCCTCATCATACTCATTCCCATTGCGAAATGGGATAACTATGACATAAGGGCAATTATAAAAATCCATATACTATTCCTCTCTCCAGAACTCACGGAAACTTTAAATTACATCAATGCCCACAGAACAACCATACTTATAACCCACAGTATTGTGATCACATTTAATGCTGTCTCGTCCCTAACTGGTGTCTTTAACCCTAAAGTAAAAACCATGACAGCCAATGCTAATGCCTGTGGGGTGCTGATATATTCTTTAATCATTTTCTTCCTCCCAATTCTAATTTTCCCCCTTAAATCCCTTACGTTCGCAATAAGCCTCCCATGTTTCTGTTCGGTAACATCCACTATACATGTACCGCTGCTGAAACTCCAACTGCGCCTTATTCGGCATAACTCCAAGCCGCTCATTGCGTTCCGCCTGAGCATATAAGTTGATTGCCTTATAGCCCTTTAATGCCTCCACTCTGTCCGCTGCGTCCTGAATATCAGCCGTAACCAAAATGTATATAAAAATCCGGTATGGCCTCACACCATACTTACCCAATAGCTCAATGGTGCGCCTGATTGGCTCGATCTGTACCTGTTGGTCGCAGGAAAAGCGAATGAACCTAATCCATTTCAGCCGCGCCAAAATGCTTGCAATCCGATCATCCACCAGCCGCGTATCCATCCCCTGGTTGAGATCAATCTGGTATATGCTCCCGATCAGGGATTCCAACTGTTCTATGCCGTATTCGCAAGCCAATATATTGTTATCCATCAATACCAGCTTGTCCGTGTCCTGTCTCACAACATCCTGCCAGCGCCGGTATGGCCTGATAGTTCCTTCTTTGTTAGGCACCACGCACCATCGGCAGTGATTGGGACAGCCGCGGGTCAGATACCCAATGGCATAATCGCAATCTGGATATATGGAGTAATCCGGGTACATGGAGTCAATTTCTGGTGGTAATGTCTGATCCATAGGTAGATCACGATATCCGGTCCCGCCCCGGATCGTATCATCTGGAAGATGAGGATTGTCCGGCGTGAAGTCAAATACCTTACTGCTGTATACACGGTCATAGTGCAGCACCGGCACCCACCACTCCACGGTATCTCTCTGCGCCTTATGCCAGGCTGATATTTTCATCAGCGCCAAATTAGGAAAATTCTTTCCATGCTTGAAATAATCTTTTTCCGCGTCATGTAATCCAACTATCATTTTTT